TTGCTAGTGGTGAAGCACTTACAAGATCTACTATTGCAAGAATGGCTAGTTTTAAAAGACATCAACAAAACAAAGATGTACCTTACTCAGAGGGTTGCGGTGGATTAATGTGGGATGCTTGGGGTGGTAGTGCAGGCGTAAACTGGGCTATATCTAAGCTAAAACAAATTGACAAAAAGAAGCTATCTAAAGAATATATTAAAGTAAATGATGATTATGCTGTAATAAATGGAAGATTAGCTTATAGCACCAAAGAAAAAGCTGAACAAGTAGCAGAGGATATTGGCTGTAGTGGTCATCATATACATAAAGAAGGTGATAAGGTTTGGTATATGCCTTGTGAACAGCACGAGTTATATGAGAAATCTAAAAAATGCCCTAAAGGTTATGTCAAAAGAAAAGGTAAATGTGTTAAAAAAGATGGCTATGCAAAAGTTGGCAAAAGAGGTGGTATAGTAAAATCACCTAAAGCACCAGGATCTGGAACACCAAACAAAAACCCTAAAGGGAAAGGAAGTGCAGGAGGTAGTGCCAAAGGCAAAACTGGTGCTAAAGTTACTGCAAAAGATCGTGCTACTTTACAAAAAAAAGCTAATGACTTTAACAAAAGATATAAAGACAAATTAGGTTATGGTGTAACAGTTGGTATGTTATCTAGTGTTTATCAAAGGGGTTTAGGTGCGTTTAATACCTCGCATAGCCCTAATGTTAAAAGCGCATCACAATGGGGGTTTGCTAGGGTAAATGCTTTTTTGTATTTAATAAAAAACGGTAGATCTCAGAATGCAAAATATACACAGGATTATGATATACTGCCTAAGAAACATCCAAAAAGTAGTAAGTAATGGCTAGGAAAGCACAAGTAGCAATATATAGAAAACCAAAACGCAAAAGCCATCCGCATAGTAAAAATCAATCTAGGTTAAAAAGTTCTAAAGGTTACCAAAAAAAGTATATAGGACAAGGAAGATAATTTCCTTATTATATATAATATATATATTATTAATAATAAAGTATATATAATATACTTATATAATATACTATATATATAATTATATAAAATATTAAATTTTTTTATAACTTTATAAAAAATGAGAAAAATATCTAGAAAAGGTTTAGTGCGAAAGTTAGACACAGCATTTAGCAAGTTTATAAGAACAAGATTAGCAAAACAAGAACAGGTACAGTGTGTTACTTGCGGTATTAGAAAACACTGGAAAGAAGTAGATGCTGGACACTTTGTATCGCGCAGACATTACGCAACAAGATGGAATAGCCAAAACGTACACGTGCAGTGTAAAAGCTGTAATGGGTTTCACGGGGGACAAAACTATTTAATGGGTAAATATATTGATCGTACTTATGGAGAAGGTACAGCCGACGAACTAATAACAATGTCTAGACAAATAAAAAAATTTTCTAATAAAGATCTAGAAGAATTAATTTTACATTACAAAAATTTGGTAAGTTAAAATAAATGACTATATTTAGACAGTTTTTGAATAGTTTAATTTTCTTATAATTTGAGTTAGTTAGCAAAGGGTGAAATTAATTTTTTGCCCTTTTTTTGTTTTTATTGAATATTTTTTATAATTTTATATAAAATAACTTATAATTATGAAAAATATATTTAAAAAACAACACACAACAGACGATATACTTAAAATTGATTTAAGCATATTTGAACTAGACTTAATTAGAGAATCATTAATACATAGTGTAAAAACAGGTGATTGGGATCTTCAGTATGATGCTGATGCACAAACACTAATACAAATGATTAATAACAAACTTTCTAAATACAAACTAGATGCCGATAACTAATGAAATATTTGAATCTTTTAGAATACAGGAAAGAGCAAAAGAACAGATAAGGGCGGTAAGGTTATTAGCAAGACAGGGATATACAATAATAGATCTGGAAAGCAGAATTATTAATAAATATAATATAGATGACCTAGATAATACAGATGCCATAATAAACATTAAACCTGAGTATATAAGAAAAAGAAGAAAATGACAAGCAAAGATCAATTAATAGATTATTTGAATTATAGGGTGCAAACTATGTCAGATAAAATTAACGACCAACAAGTACAAATTAAATTATATAAAACTAAAATTAAAAATTATGAAAAAATCAAAAATTAAATTTATTAAACAAGAAAATAATTGGACATCTAAAGATGGCAAGGAATTTAAAAAGGTATCTGTAACATTTGAAAATGGTGATGTTTACGGGTTTAGTACTCCTGCACCAGATAATTTTTCGTATGTTGTAGGTGATAGCATAAGCTATGATGTAACAAGTGAAAAGTATAAATCAGCAAAAGCAATGGGCAAAGCAGAGTTTGATTATAAAAAACCAATGAGCACAAATGATAGTATAATTAGGCAGGTAGCATTTAAAGGAGCAATAGAACTTGCGAGCAGAGGTGTTATAAACATAAAAGATATAGGAGAATTTACTGACGAATTTAATAAAATATTAAAATGAAATTACAAGGACAAATAGTAGAAATAAATCAAACAGAAACAAGAGGTAATTTTAGCTTTAGAAATCTAATAATAAAAACCTTTGGAGATTACCCACAATTTCTTACACTACAATTTAGAAAAGATAAGTGTAATTTATTGGATCATTATCAAGCGAATGATAAAGTAGATGTAGAGGTAAATTTATATGGTAAAAAATGGGAAAACCCACAAAGCAAAGAGATAAAATACTTTAATACAATTGTTGGCTGGAGAATAGGATCTTATGTAGAAGAGATTACAGCAGTAGAACAATCTCCAGACAGAGATGATGATTTACCTTTTTAATATTGGGGGCTTAGTTGCCCCCTTTTTTATTTAAAAAAAAATAACTAACTTAAGAATGCTCATAAACTTTAAAGAAGAACTAGATAAATTAAACCAAGTAAGAACAGGAAAATTAAAAGAAGGATTAAAACTAGGACACAAGAAATTAGATGAACACATAAGATTTAAAAGATCTAATTTTAATGTAATACTAGGACACGCAAATGTTGGTAAAACAACTGTAATCCTTTATTTAATGCTCTTATACACACTAAAACACAATATACGTTGGTTGGTATATTCAAGCGAAAACGAAGCATATAGCATCATTAGAAAGCTTTGTGAGTTTATAGCTTGTCAGCCAATTAATAAAATGAGCAAAATGAAGCTTGACAAAGTAAGTGATTATGTAAACAATCATTTTAAATTAGTACAAGCAGATAAATTATATAGCTATAAAGATTTGTTAAAATTAGCAGGCAACATAAAAGATGCGTGGGATTATCAGGGGTTTTTAATAGATCCCTATAACAGCTTAATGAAAGATAGAGATATTTTGAAAGGTATTAATGGGCACGAATATGATTATCAAGCTACCAGCGAATTTAGAATTTTCTGTAAACAAAACAACATAACGATATGGCTAAATACACACGCAGCCACCGAAGCATTAAGAAAGAAACATAGCAAGGGTGATTATTATGAGGGGCACCCTATACCGCCAATGGCTTCTGATGTAGAGGGTGGTGGCAAATTTGTTAATAGAGCAGATGATTTTTTTGTAATACACAGATACATACAACATCCTACTGACTGGATGTACTCAATGATACACACTAGGAAAATAAAAGATACAGATACAGGATCAAGACCAACACCAATAGATGCACCCATAAGGTTAAAAAGCATCATTAATAATGTAGGTTTTGAGATTGATAATGTAAATATTATTAAACAGAAACCTAGTGCCAAAAAAGAATTACCATTTTAATGTAGTAGAAAAAGCTTTTTTAAAACATAAGGATTGGATAAATGTTTTGAAATCTTTTGGATGCAATGAAGTTGTAGCACAAGATATATGTCAAGAAATGTATATACAACTACAACAAGATGTCGAGAAAGGGCTTAATATAACTTTTGATGATGATGTAAATTATTATTATATCTACAAAATATTGAAAGGTATGTATCTAAATCTGCGCAAGGTAGAATCCAGAATTAAAAAAATCCCATTAGATTTTGTAGATCAAACTAAAATGCCTGAGATCGTAGGTGTTAACGAAGTGGAGTATGAACAGATGCGAACCAAACTTAACGAGGAATTATCTGAAATGTATTGGTATGATAAAAAGATTTTTACAATAGTAGCAACAGGAACTAGCATAAGCAAACTAAGTAGGGAAAGCAAAATAAGTTATTATAGTTTATATAATACATATAGGAACGCCAAACAACATTTAAAAGATAAGCTATGCGATTAGGAGATTTAGTAGAGAAAATAACAACAATAACAGGCATTAAGTATTTGGTAAAAAAAATCTGGGGTGAGGATTGTGGGTGTGAAGAAAGAAAGAATTTTCTGAACAACATTAAGATTAAAAGAAAATAATGGACTATATAGACTACACTGACTGGACAGCATTTAGAAACAATCAAAGCCCAAATAGAATATCTAAGGATGAATTAGAATTAATCAGTAGGTTGCACGCAAAGTATATGAATCATAAATATCAGTATGTAGGTGGATGTAATTGTAAAGGCACTATTAAAAAGGTACAAGGATGGATAAACGATCTTAATGAAATTTATGAAGATAGATAAGGTACATAAGTGGGAACAAGCCATAGTAACTTTGTTAAACTTTGATGGATGGAACCTGGAATGGTGTGGCAAAGGCTATGAGCATTACGACGCCAAAGGTTATACCCCAAAAGGCAAATGCTGTGTAATAGAAATGAAGTTTAGAAAAACACACTATAAAGATAAAATGATAGAAAAATATAAATATGAAAAACTTATTAAAGAAGATTGCGTGGCATTATATTTTGTTAATGATCCTAGTGGCAATTATCTTTTTTGGCTAAATGATTTGGAGATGCCAGAGGAAGTAAATATGTTTTGCCCTGACACTACATTATGGACAAAAAAAAAGATTCAGAAGCCTTGTTATTTAATTCCAGAAAATCTTGCGCACAGAGTACAATCGTATAATAATTAAAATTTTATAAGAATTATTTGGTTTATATTATAATATTTATTAAATTTATTCAATAACTAATAAAAATTATAACTATGGAAAAATATAAACAAAATTTAAGAGTAGATGGCAACAATGTATATTCATACGATACGTTAGTGGCTGTGAAAAAATACCCTTATTTAGTTAAGCTACCCTGGAATGTAGGGGGTAGAACAACAAGCCCCACGACTTCAAAGCATATAAATTATGTAGCAAGAGAATGTGGTTTAGAAGTTGTAGACAAAGATGAATATAATTTTAAAAGCAATTTAAATAAGTATAAAAATTTTATATAAGCTATGAAAGAATATTACGTAACAAGAACAATTAGCCTAAGTCAATCCCCAGGGGTTTTACATATAGAAGCAGAGGTAGATGACTGGCAAGATGAAGCAAGAACTATTCATTTAGAATGGAATGCTGACGCTATGTTAGATGACATACCTGCTTTGTATGAATTTGCAACAATAGCAAAAGAGGGGTGGGAAAAAGCAAGAGAAAAGAAATACAAACAATTAAAAAAGAAATTATAAAATGAGAACACAATTAGATGATTTAAAAGCAGAAGTAAGATTATGTGAAATAAATAAAAAGATAGCAATAGAAGAAGCTGACATTAATAAATGGAGTTATTGGCAGGGTAAAGAAAACGTTGCAAGATCTATTATTTATAATATAAAATGATTAGGGATCTATCAACCCTACAAGCAAATGCAGATCTTCACGCAGTATTAGAATTATTAAAAAGGTGGAGGGATAAAAGTGATAATCAAGATCTGAAAGAGTTTGAAAAGATGATGATTAATATTAGTTTATATATCTGGCAGTTACAGAATGAAAGAAAAACCTTTGATAATATTATAGATAGATTAAGAAGTGATAAACTAAGAGCAATACAAAGAGCAAGGAGGGTAGAAGAAAAATTAGAAGAATATGAAAAAATACAAAGAAAAAATGATAGCATTAAGCTTTAGCTATCTGGGTTTAATTTTAACTTTAATATATGTTTATTTATTTAGATAATCCTTATGAGGATAAATACGAGTGCGGAGTATGTGGAAAAGATATGGAAGAACAAAAACCATATTGTAGTATTAATTGTTTTGAAGCAGATATGAGATGATACAATTATTAAACGGTCAACATTACGAAGAAGAAGATCTAATTAACAAAATGTATAATGATGATTTTTATTATGGAGAATTAAATCATTTAGCATTATCTAGTTCTAGTATTAAGCTTTTATTAAGTAGCCCTAAAACTTATAAGTATGTTTTGAAGTACGGAAGTGCACAATCTCAGGCCTTGCGTGATGGGTGGCTATTTCACACAGCAATTCTAGAGCCAGATGTATTTGAGAAACAAATATTTGTAGATGTACAATCGAAAAACACAAAAGCATATAAGTTGGCTAAGGAAGAACACGGCAAAGTGTTTACTATAAAAGAAAAAGAAAATGCAGAGAAATTAGCAGATGCTTTCTTTAGAAACGAAACAGCTTTAAAAATGATTACGGACAGTATCTTTGAGCAGCCTATGATTAAAATAATAGATGGCTACCCTTTTAGGGGTAAAGCAGATGTATTAGGAAGACATTATATTTGTGATTTAAAAACCACAACTGACATAAAAAATTTTCATCATAGTGCAAATAGATATTCTTATGATGTGCAATGTTATTTATATTGTAATTTATTTGATAGATCCTATAAAGATTTTAAATTTGTAGTTATTGACAAAGGTAGTTTAGACATAGGGGTGTGGGATTGTAGTGAAGAATTTTATTTAAGAGGTCAAGAGAAAGTAAAGAAAGCATTGAAGATATTTGAAACATATTTTATAGACGGGGTAGATATAGATAATTATTATATTAGTGGAACATTATGAAAACAAAAGTTAAAACACCAGAATATTATAATGGTGATAATGAATATACAGCAAAGCAAGTAGTGGATAATTTTGAGTTAAATTATCATTTAGGCACAGCAGTAACTTATATACTTAGAGCATATAAAAAGCATAAAACACCTAATCAGGATTTACAAAAAGCAATAGACCATTTAACATTTGAATTAGAAAAGTTAGAAAGAAAGGATCAATGGAGAATAGATCAGTATAACAGGAATAGACATCCATCAGATCATATTATTGCAGGAACAGAATAAAAAAGTGAGGATGAAAAATAAAGAATTAAAAGACATAGCAAAATTACTAAAAGATTTATCTGGTGTAGATATATTTGAAGATAGCAGAAGCAGAAAACATACAGAGCCCAGATCTCTATTTAATTTTATATTAAGAAATCATTATAATTTTACATTATATGATATTAAAGATTATTATATAAGTATGGGAAAGAGTTACAATCACGCAACCGCCCTATATAGTTTAAGAAATTTTGAGGTATATAGAAAGTATAATGAAAAGCTAGATGAATGGTTGGATATTTTTAAACAAAGATATACAGATGAAGATCTTAAAAGATTAAAAAGAGAAACAATAAAGCATAAGATAGATTACATAGGTGATGATTATGTAAGTAGAATTTATAGAATAGTAAATAAACTGCCCATAAAAAACCTAACACAAAGTGATTAATTTATATAGCAAACATAAAATCTGGTTAAGATATGCTATGAAATTAGGCGCAAACAAAACGGATGCAAAAGAAATAGTAAGCCAGATGTATTTTAAAATACTAAATAAATTAAACAATGGCTTAAATATAGATTATGAAGACACCTTTAATCATATGTATATCTATAATACATTAAGAAGTTTATTTATAGACATAAAAAGAAAAGATAAAAAAGAAATGCTAACTTTAAGAATAGATAGAAATGGTGATGTGGTTGCTATGAATAAAGAAGGTAGATTTGTAAACGCTAAACCTGTAAAATTAAGATCCCCTCACTATTATGATTTTTATAAATTACATAAAGAACTTGAAAAAAGATTAAATATAATTCAAAAAAGGAACAGAAATTTGTATTTTATAGATCAACATATAGAAATGTTTAAAGATATATATTATAATACTGATGGTAATCTAACAAAATATGCAAATGATAAAAAAATAAGTTATTGGGAAGTGTATCATAGTTTTAGAAACATAAAAAAGTTAATAAAAAAAACTAAATAAATTTATATATAAGTATGAAGCCTATTAAAATAAATATAAATAAAATAAAAAACAATCCAGAAAATCCTAGGGTAATAAAAGATTATAAGTTTACAAAGCTTGTAAAAAGCATAAAGGATTTTCCAGAAATGATGCAGTTGCGACCAATTGTTGTGGATGAGAATAATATTATACTGGGTGGCAATATGAGATATAAAGCAGCAGTACAGGCAGGATTAACAAACGTTTATGTAATACAGGCAAATGGTTTATCAGAAAAACAAAAACAAGAGTTTGTTATTAAAGATAACAGTAGCTTCGGAGAGTGGGACTGGGATGTGTTAGCAAATGAATGGGAGCTAAATGAATTAAAGGAATGGGGATTAGATCTACCAAGAATATATTTTGATGAGGATGAAGAGCCTCAGCTAGACAAAGATATATTTGATCAAGAATTAGATACCTATATCAATGCAAAGGTAAAACAAATAACATTATATTTTAATGCAGATGAATATGAAAAGGCTATTAAAGATTTAGAAACAATAAGAGAAAAGGAAAACCTTACGGACAACACACAGGCATTTAAATTTTTAATTGATAAGTATGGATTATAAAATCGCAATACCCTCTTATAAGCGACCAGAAACAATAAAACAGAAAACATTAAAGCTTTTATTAGACTATAACATTAACAAAGATTTAATTACAATTTTTGTAGCAAATAAAGAAGAAGAAAAAATATATAAAGAAAGCCTTGGTAATAATTATAAAATAGTTGTGGGTGTTCCAACAATTGGCAGACAAAGAAACTTTATAGAAAAGTATTACCCAGAGGGAACAAGGCTAATGATGTTTGATGATGATATAGAAAAGGTGCAAAGAAAAAAAAGAGATAAGTTAATTGATGTAGAGGATTTAGAAAAAGATGTATTTTATAAAGGATTTAATGCTTGTGAGCAAATAGAAGCTAAAACTTTTGGTATTTATGCAGCAGGTAATCCCTATTTTATGAAGAACAGAATATACACAAAGCTATGTTATATAATTGCTTCTATGTTTGGTGTTATAGTTGACCACGATAAATTTTTAGATCGTGTTACAAACCACGGAGAAGATTATGAATACAGCATTAGGCAATACATAAAAAACAAAAGGCTTGTCAGATTAGATTACTTAACAGTTAAATCAAACTATTATAAAGAACAAGGAGGGCTACAAGAGATAAGAACAAAACAATATGTATATGATTCTATATATCAAATCCAAAGTATGTTTCCTGAATTTTGTAAAATGTATATTAGAAAAACAACAGGCAATGCTGAATTAAGATTAAAAGATATGCGATGAAAAGAATAGATGTAGATAGAAAACCTATTGATAAAAAAGATTACATTAGAAGAACTGCAATCCTATCTGATGTAAGCAGACACATTAAAGATGATGTAATTATATATCATAATAATAAACCTATTTTGCTTTACAGGATATTGCCAAAGAAACCTAACGATGTAAGATGGGCGGTTAAAAATATAAAATACGCAACTGGCAAAAGAACACACGGATTAGTTAACACAAGTGCAGTATTTGGTTACAATCCAAGACAAGAAAACAAACACGATTATTGTAGTGCTAGCGCAATGGGTACATCACACCCTAAACAACATTATGTTATTAGCAGATTTGCAGAAGAAGTATCCAAATATTATCACGAGTTTTTTCCTGAAACATATTACGACCACAAAAACAAAGTAAAAGATAAGGTAAAGGAACAATGGGTAATTAATAATAGTGTGTTTACAAGCGGTATAGTAAACAAAAACAATCAACTGAAATATCACTACGATTCAGGTAACTTTAAAAATGTTTACAGCAATATGGTTGTGTTTAAAGGAGATGTGCAAGGTGGGCATTTAGTAATACCAGAACTAGACATATCATTAGAAGTAGCAGATAATTCATTAACCATATTTGATGGGCAAGATTTATTACACGGAGTAAGCCCCATTGAATATAAAAACAACAAAGCTTATAGGTATAGTGTTGTTTATTATTCTTTGGAAAGAATGTGGCAATGCAACACAATAGAAGAAGAGATCGACCGAATAAGAGAAAAGAAAATGGTGCGTGAAGCTAACCGATTAGATCCTAATCATTTAGATTCATTACGACAAAGAAAAAAGGAAGCAAAAGATTATAAAGATAGTATAGAAAATGAACAAAACCGAACAGCATAAAAAAGCATTATTAGATGCATTAGAAAAATCTTTAGGCGTTGTTACAACAGCCTGTAAGAAAGTAGGAATAGGAAGAACAACTTATTACGACTGGTATAATACAGATCCAGAATTTAAAAAGCTAGTAGATGATGTGCAGAATGTAGCATTAGATTTTGCTGAATCACAATTACATAGACAAATAGCAGAGAACTCAACAAGTGCGACTATATTTTATTTGAAAACAAAAGGAAAGAAAAGGGGGTATGTAGAAAGACAAGAGATAACAGGTGCTGATGGAGTGCCTACTAATTTTCAAGTAGAGATCATTGATAAAACAGAAGATACAGACAAACAAAGTTTATAAGCATTTAGTAAACAGCAATAAAAAGATTGTTGTTGAGCAAGGCGGAACACGATCTGGTAAAACATATAATATACTGCTATGGATTATCTTGCAATATTGTGCAAGTAACACAGACAAAACAATAACAATTTGCCGTAAAGCTTTTCCTAGTCTAAGAGCATCCGTAATGCGTGACTTCCTAGATATATTACGCAAACTAAATATATATCAAGAAGAGAATCATAATAAATCTAATAGTGAGTATAAGCTGTTTAATAATCTTGTAGAGTTTATTAGCCTGGATATGCCACAAAAGGTTAGGGGTAGGAAAAGGAATCTATTGTTTATTAATGAAGCCAACGAATTAAACTGGGAAGATTGGCAACAGCTAATATTTAGAACAGATGGGAAGATAATAATAGATTATAATCCTAGTGATGAATACCATTGGATATACGACAAAGTAATTACAAGGGAAGATTGCGACTTTTACAGAACAACTTATTTAGATAATCCTTTTTTAGAACAAAGCATTAAATCTGAGATAGAAAGGTTAAAAGAAACAGATGAACAATACTGGCAGATATATGGATTAGGTTTAAAAGGTATAAGCAAAGCAACTATATTTAATTATTATGAATGCTCACAAATACCAGATGATGCAAAGTTTATAGCCTATGGTGCAGATGCAGGATATTCTAATGATCCCTCAACACTTGTAAGTGTTTATAGTTTAGATTATAATCTTTATATCAAAGAACATTTATACAGAACACAAATGACCACCAAAGATCTACACAACACATTTAAAGAAGTAGGGGTTGCAAGAAATCAGTTGTATATGGATAGCAGTGAGCCTCGATTAATAGAAGAGTTAAGAAGAATGGGTTGGAACATTAGACCAAGCTTAAAAGGTAGGGATAGTATAAATGCAGGTATTGATTTATTGAAGAGGTATAAACTATTTATAACAACACCCAGCAACAATGCGATACAGGAGTTTAGGAACTATAAATGGAAAGAAGATAAAAGCGGAAAGCTGACAAATATTCCAGAGGATAAGAACAATCACATAATAGATGCTGTGAGATATGCAACTTATAGTATATTAAGCAGACCTAACTTTGGAAGATATACAATTAATTAGTAACAAAAATAATTTAAAAAAGTTTATATATTAATATGAAAACTAGCATAACAGTACCAACGAGTTTAAATGACATTACCCTAGGTCAATATAAGAAGTTTATGCAACTGGGTGAATTAGATGATACAAAGCTACAAATAGAAAGCATTAAGATATTCTGTAATATTCCTTATACAAGTGTAATGCGAATGAGGGCTAATGACATAACAAGCATAACAAATCAAATATTTCAGATACTGGAAACTAAACAGCCATTAATAAATAGATATAAACTAGATGGTGTTGAATATGGATTTATACCTAATCTTGACGATATGACTTTTGGTGAGTATGTAGATCTTGATACCTACATAGGGAAGTGGGATGATATAGAAAAGGCTATGGCAGTATTATATAGACCGATCACTCTTAAGAAAGGAGATAAATATACAATAGAAGATTACAACCCTGGCAATTATGAAATATATAATTATATGCCTTTGGATGTTGTGTTTAGTTCGATTGTTTTTTTTTACAATTTAGGGATCGACTTATGCAAAGTTATGACCAACTATATTCAGAAAGCGGACAAGGACAACTTGATGGAGCAACAAATTTTACTAGAAAATATGGATGGTATAACTCCATTTATGCACTCGCTAAAGGAGACGTTACAAGATTTGAAAATATCACTAAATTAAATATACACAAATGTTTATACTATCTCACATTTGAAAAAGAAAAACAAGAGATAGAAAAAAGATTAATAAAAAAAAGTTTTAAATGATTGAAACAATAAAGCATCTATTCGGTTTATGTGGTGAGCCCCACCTAAATATCTATTCCCTGATCCTGTTAATTATATTATTTAGAATAGCAGTATATAATTTTAAAACATATAAGAAATGAGCCATAAAGGTATAAGAGGTTTTTATTTAGTATTGAATAAAATAGAAGAGCAGTTAATAGCAGATGCAAATTGTAATACAGTAACAACAGGAGATATTACAGACATAGATCTTAACAAGCAAACCATATTTCCATTAGCACATATTATTATTAACAATGTATCACAGGAAGATCAGGTGTTAAGATTTAATGTTACGATCCTAACAATGGATATTGTAGATGAGAATAAAGAAGAGGGGGCAGATAAGTTTATAGGAAATAACAATGAGCACGATATATTAAACACACAACTGGGCGTAGTAAATAAACTAATAGGTGTTTTAAGAGGTGGATCACTACATACAGATCTATATCAGTTAGATGGCATAGCTGGGTGTGAGCCCTTTTATGAAAGGTTTGAAAACAGATTAGCAGGATGGGCAAGTACCTTTGATATATTAATACACAATGACATAACAATATGTTAAAAGATCCTAAAGAATTAAAAAAAACCTTAAATGGTTATGCTAAGTTTTTGGTAAATCAAAGCAAGGCAAACTTAAAAGAAGATGGAAGGGTTGTATCTGGTGCTTTATATAATAGTATTAAAAAAGAAGTAACAACAGGTGTAGGTCGTTTTGATTTAAGCATATTTGCTAAGGACTATGCAAAGTTTATAGATCAAGGTGTACAAGGTACTGGAAGCGGAAACAAAGCACCTAACAGCCCATACAAGTTTGGATCAGGCACAGGTAGAAAAGGTGGATTAACAGAGGGTATAGAGAAATGGATTAAGCGAAGAGGCATAAAAGGTAGAGATCAAAAGACAGGTAGGTTTATCACACAAAAATCATTACAACATTTAATAGTTAGGAGCATTTGGTTTAGGGGTATTGCACCCAGTATGTTTTTAACTAAAGCATTAAACCAAGTAATGAAGTATTTACCAGATGATATATTAAAAGCATACGCACTAGATTTAGAAGGACAAATATATAATGATATTAAAAACCAAGAAATAAATTTAAATGGCTAAGATAAATGTAAGAAGCCCATACTTTATAAATGTAAGTGCTAGTAATTTAACATCAGCACAATTAGAACTTTACATATATACTGGAACTGCAAGTAGCAGCTGGGGAGGTAGTGTAACGTATTCATTAACATCAACTGCATATAGTGCAAAGGTATCTTTTGAGATAAGTGAATTGATAAGAGATTATTTAACAACAGGCTTTGATGGGGAATATAATACGACAAATCTATATTCAACTATTAATGTAGATTACAGGATAACAAAAAGTATTTCAGGAACAGCACAATCACCAGACACAGCAGTTGTAGGAAATATTGCTTATGATGGATATGGATATTTTGAAGATGGTGTAAACCCTAGTTTATTAGAGGGGCTATTAATTAACAACACTACTATATTAAAACCAGATGACGCACCGTTAAGAATACCAGTTGATCCCAACAATACAACAAGTGTTAGCTTCTTTTATAAGGGAAAAGAAATATATACAGATGCAGTGGCAGATGTTACAGATAGTAAAGCGAGAATAGAATACATAACAAATGAATCTCAAGCAGGTGCTGATGGCTACGAAGATAGGGTGTTAGAAGATGGTGGAACGTTTGAGGATAGTTTTTGTTTAGAAAGCTTTTTAGGTGAGTTTGGTATTTATGGAGTGGATGAGGTGTTTGTTAATGCAACAGAGGGTGTTACAAAACTGCGTGTTACAAATATAGAAGAGTGTAAGTATCAGCCATATAAATTAGTATTTGTAAATAAGTATGGAGCGTTACAGGATTTCTGGATGTTTAAAAGATCTAATCTATCTATTAATACAACAGAAGAAACCTATAAAAGCAATATAGTTGTAGATGGTAGCTACAATACCTATAGTCACCAGAAAAAAATACTTAGCAAAAACGCTACACAAAAGCTTGTGTTAAATAGTGGATATTATCCAGAAGAAAATAATTCTATATTTAAAGAACTAATGCTTAGTGAGATGGTATGGATAGATTATCAGGGCAATAATTTGCCTGTGCATATAACATCTAGCAATCTAGGTTACAAGACAAATGTTAATGACAAGTTAATAGATTATACAATAGAAGTAGAATTTGCTTTCCAAACTATAAACAACATACGTTAATGCAAAACCTTGAATTATATATAGAGGGGCAAAGAGTAGATCTGTTTAAAGATGAATCTATTACAGTTACCGATACGCTTAAAAACGTTAGGGATATTAAAAAAATATTTACTGCATTCTCCCAACAATTTTCGTTACCAGCCAGTAGAGTAAATAATAAGATATTTAAACACTATTACAACTTTGATATAGATGATGGATTTGATGCAAGAATTAAAAAAGATGCTCTTATAAAACTTAATGGAGTAGATTATAAAAAGGGTAAAATAAAATTAAACAATGTAAGTTTAAAGTTTAACAAAGCACATACTTATAAAATAGTTTTCTTTGGCAATACGGTAGATCTAAAAGATCTTATTGGAGAAGATAAACTAAATACACTTACAGGCTTAAACTCTAACAATATAGTTTGGAATATGGCTAATGTAAAAGCCAGATTACAATTAAGCCATAACACACACGATCTTATAGTCCCTTTAATTACGCACACTGATAGATTATATTATGATAGTGGAGATACCTCTTCACAAAATACATTTAACTTATATCCACATACAGGTAAAGTAAGGGGTGTTATTTGGAATCAACTAAAATATGCAATAAGGGTAAGAAAAATATTAGAAGCAATAGAAAGTAAATATAGTTTAACTTTTTCTAATGATTTTTTTACAAGCACAAATAATGTTTATGATGACTTATTTATGTGGTTACATAGAAAGTCTGGCGCACCTGAACAAACAGTAAGCACAGGAACAGAAGTACAAATATTAGAAACACCTGTAAATGATTGGACACCTACATCAGGTAATTTATATGCGAATATGATTGATGCATCAACATTGAGAATAACAAGTGATTGGGATGATGACAATCGACTTGGATCTTTAACAAGTATGTCGCTTGACGTTGAATCTAATGATGGTGTAGCTTATGGCGTTAAAGTTTATAAAGATGGTGTATTGCGAAGAGAGGAAACAGGACTAACAGGCAATACATTAATAACTGAAGGTAAGTTAAACATATTTGGGTGGCTTTCAACACCTGGGCAGTTTCAAACTTTTGCAGCAGGAGATTGGACTGTAACTATAACACATACTGCAGATAAAACCTTAACAAAATGTAGATGGATAGTACAGCAAGAAGAGGGTGGCTTTGCATCACAATCATTTGATTCCCCTATAACTTTGTTTAACACTTTTGATTTTGTAATTACAGAGCAAATACCCGAGATAAAAGTTATAGATTTTTTAACCGGTTTATTTAAGATGTTTAACCTTGTTGCATTTGAACAGGACGATGGAACTATATTTGTAAACACTTTAGATGCTTTTAATTCTGCAGGTACAAGCTATGATATAACAGAGTTTGTAGATGTAACCTCTAGTCAATCAAATGTAGCTTTGCCTTATAGTGAAATAATATTTAGATTTAAAGGTTTAAAAAGTTTTTTAGCTAATGCCTATAAAGAGATTAACAATGAAGAGTGGGGCACATTAAGATTTAATCAAGATAGTTCTGATAGCAAAATAGATGGTGGTAGCTATAAAGTAGAATTACCTTTTGAGCATTTTATGTTCGAAACATTATACGATATTAATGACACGACAGGAAGCACAAAAACAACAATACAATGGGGCTGGAGCGTAAACAAAGATCAACAACCTGACAAAGATTTACCTCTTCTTTTTTATCCCATACAAAGGTCGGCATCATTAGCAATATCTTTTCAGGAATCTGCATCAGCAACAAGTACTTTAGTAACTTATAATGTGCCATCGAATAGTTTAAGTCTTACAGCTGCTACAAGCACAGCAAATATAAACTTTGGATTAATGACAAATGAGTTTTCAGCGGATTCTGCATTTACAGGAACATTGTTTGAGAATTACTACAAAACATACATACAAGATATATTTAACAGAAAAAATAGGTTATTAAAACTAAAAGCATACTTACCCCAGAAAATATTAATTAACTATAACCTAAATGACATATTTGTAATAGATGGTAAAGAGTATAGAATTAATAGTATTAAAACAAATCTATTAACAAACAAAAGTGATCTAGAATTAATTGTAAAGATATGATAAAAACAATATTAGAGGGTTTAAAGTTTGCAACAAACGAAACAGAGGAAATAAGAATAGCAAAGGGTAAATATAAAATAGCAACAAATTTAAAGGAAGCAATTAAACAAATTAAAGATGGCAGAAGAAAGAGTAATTAGGATTAGAGGGGATCTGAAACAAGCAGAGCAATCCTTTAAAGAACTTACAGATACTATATTAGAGCAGAAAAAAATAACTATTGAGTTAGAAGAAGAACTGCTTAGATTAAAAAGAATTCAAGAAGATATTCCTAAAACACAATTAGCTGCAAGACAAAAGGTACAGGGCTCTATTGATCGTGTAACAGATTCATTAAAAGAACAAAGAATAGCTTTAAAAAGTTTAAATCTACAAAAGCAAGAATCTAAAGCAGATATTAGCTTTCAGAAAAGACAAGGATTTATTTCTAAGGAATTAATTAAGAGTAGGCAAAATACTGCTGCACTTAATATGGTGACAGGTGGATATTTTGGTCAGCTAAGAAAAGGTGTAAAACTTTTAAGGCTTACAAGATTAGGATTTATAAGTGCTGCTAGGGGTGTAAGTGTTTTTAGCAAAGCATTAATAGCATCTGGTATAGGCGCAGTAGTTTTAGCTGTTGGGTTATTGATAGCTAACTTTGACAAGATTAAAAAATTAGTTAGTGGTGTCAGTAGAGAAACTAAAGATCTTTTAACTGCTCAACAAAAGGCTGTGGCTGAAGAAGAAAAAAGATTCAAAGCTATCGAGGGATCTGAAAACATATTAAAGCAACAAGGCAAAACAGAAAAAGAAATATTAGGCTTTAAGATAGATCAAACTAAAGCTGTTATATCACAATTAGAGGCACAACTAGAAACACAGAAACAAATAAAACAATCACAAGAAGAAACAGCACAAAGAAATAAAGAAATTCTTCAAGGGTTGTTATCCTTATTATCTGCACCATTAACAGCGGTCTTAGTAGTTGTAGATGAAATAGGTAAATTTTTAGGCAAGGACTTTGGATTAAGGGAAGGCTTGTTTGGTGGTATAGCTGGATTAGTATTTGATCCTGAAGAGGTGGCAAAAGAAGGAGATGCTGCAATAGAAGAAACACAGAATAAATTAGATACTTTAAAAAATACTTTGGCAGGTTTTGAAAATAGTGTAACACAGATAGAGGATAACGAACAGGCAAAAAGAGATGCTAACGCAATCAATAGAGAAAAACAAAAGGCTTCTGAAATAGAAGCTATTAGACAGGCCCTTATAGATACAGATGCAGAAAGAAAAGCAGAAGAAATAAGAAAAAACGAAGAACATTTCTCCAAACTCAGACAACAGATTATAGAACATTACGGTATTATGTCACCATTATTGGCAGAATTAGATGAAGCGGAAAAGAAAAAGCTAGCAGAAATAAATGAGAAATATAAAACAGCAGAAGTAGAGATAGAAGAAGAAACACAGGTAGCCAAAAAAAGTGCTTTAAGTATATTTGCAGATGCATCACAAGCTATGAGCAATATGTTAGGAAAACAAACTGCAATAGGTAAGGGTTTTGCAATAGCGAGTGCTTTAATGAACACTTATGAAGCTGCAAACAAAACATTAAAAGATGAAACAATACCTAATACCTTTGCAAGAATAGCTGCAATGTTTACAGTAATATCCACAGGTATTGGAAACGTAAAGAATATTATGTCTGTAAAAGTACCTGGACAGGGTGGTGGGGGCGCATTGCCATCAGCAGTAGCACAAGGATCTGTTGCACCTGCATTTAATATAGTAGGGGCATCACCAGAAAACCAATTAGCACAAAGCCTAGCAGAACAAGAACAACAACCAGTACAGGCTTACGTAGTTAGCCAGGATGTAACCTCAGCACAAAGCCTGGAGAATAACATTATAGAGGGTGCAAGTATTGGGGATTAAAATGCAAAAAAAATAAATTTAATTTATATATAATTATGAAAGTTATAGAATTAGTAATAGATGAAATGGATGAACTGGGTGGTATTGAAGCAATATCAGTTGTAGAGAATCCTGCGATAGAAGAAGATTTTATTGCTCTTAAATCACAAGAGGTTAAATTAGCAGAGGTAGATAACGAGAAAAGAATTTTATTAGGTGCTTTGCTTATTCCTAACAAACCTATTTATCGTACTAATGGCGAAGAAGAATATTACATTTACTTTTCTAAGGATACGGTACAGAAAGCATCTCAATTATACCTAATGAAAGGTAATCAAAATAAAACTACATTAGAACATCAGCATAGTTTAAATGGATTAAGCCTTGTAGAAAGCTGGATAGTAGAGGATGAAACCCACGACAAATCTAGAAAGTATGATATGAATGTTCCTATGGGTACGTGGATGGGTGCTGTAAAAGTAAACAACGAAAAGATCTGGCAAGAGTTTGTTAAGACAGGCAAGGTAAAAGGATTTAGTATAGAGGGTTACTTTGCAGATAAGATGGAAAGACCAAAGGATAAGCCCAAAAGTGAATTAAGCAAAGAAAATAACGCACAAGGTTTAATAGATCAAATAAAAGGTATATTAAGTGCATACTAAGAGATTTAAAAAAAAGGTAACAGAATTTGTTACACCTAGTAAAACAAGCCCCTATGGAAGCAGAAAGGGTTGTTTATGTAAGGATGATAGATACCATATAGATTGTTGTGATGGATCATTACACGCACAGGGTATTGGAAGAATTTGATAAACAAAATGCAAAATAGTAATTTTTAATTTATATAATAATATGAAAGCAACAGAAATGTTAAATAAAATCAAGGATGTTATCAACCCATCCGAAGAGGTTAGGTTGGAACAATTAAAGCTAGAGAATGGAACAGTTTTAGAAGCTGAGAAGTTTGCATCTGGCAATGAGGTATTTATTCTTACAGAAGATACTAAGGTGGCTTTACCTGTAGGAGAATATGAAATGGAATCAGGTGATATGCTCAAAATAGAAGAAGAGGGCATTATTGCTGATCTAGGCTACGAAAAGAAAGAGTACGAGGATAAAGAAGAAGAGGAAGAGGAAAAAGAAGAGATGGAAGAAAAGTACCCTAGTAAAGAAGAGTTTGAGGCTCTAAAGAAAATGGTAATGGATATGAAAGAATCAATGGGTGGCAAAGAAGAAATGAGCAATGAATTACCAGAAGAGGTAGTAGAAGAACTATCACAACCTGCTGCAGAACCTATTAAGCATTCTCCAGAGGTAGTAAATGAAAAGAAAAAAGTATTGTACTCACAAAATAGAAGTCAAACAACTATGGATAGAGTGCTTGCAATGATTAACAAAAATAAATAACAATTAAAATCAATAATTAAAATGAGTACAAGAAAAATTAATTTAGATGTAGACAACTCATTAAACAGTTTAACAACAAGTTACGCTGGTGAATTTGCAGGCGATTATATTGCTGCTGCACTTTTGAGTGGTGCTACGATTTCTAATGGAGGGATAACTGTAAAGCCTAACATTAAGTATAAGGAAGTAATTAAAAAGGTTGCCTCTAGTGGTATTGTTGCAGATGCTACTTGTGATTTTGCTTTAACTGCTGATGCTCTTACTTTAACAGAAAGAATATTACAGCCAGAAGAATTTCAAGTAAACCTACAATTATGTAAGAAAGACTACAGAAACGACTGGGAAGCAATTGCTATGGGTATAACAGCTTACGACAATATGCCACCAAAGTTTTCAGATTTCTTAATTTCTCACGTTGCTGCAAAAGTAGCAGAGAAAACAGAAGAAACTATCTGGGGTGGTGCGAATGGTAATGCAGGTGAGTTTGATGGTTTTGTAGCCCTATTTGGTGCAGATAGTGATGTGGTAGATGTAGCTGCAGGAACTGTAACTGCTTCTAATGTAATTGCAGAATTAGGAAAAATTGTAGATGCTATTCCAAGCAAGATCTATGGTAAAGAGGATCTATTTATTTACATCCCACAAAATGTTGCTAAAGCATACGTAAGAGCATTAGGAGGATTTGGAGCATCAGGATTAGGTGCTAATGGTGTAAATGCACAAGGAACGCAATGGTGGAATAATGGAGCATTATCTTTTGATGGTGTTAATTTATTTGTAGCACCAGGACTTGCTTCTAACAAAATGGTATGTGCGCAAAAAAGCAACTTATACTTCGGTACTGGTCTTTTATCAGATCACGCAGAGGTTCGCTTAATTGACACATCTGAAACTCTTGGAGATCAAAACGTGAGAATCATTATGAGATTTACAAGTGGTGTTCAGTACGGCATTGGATCAGAAGTAGTACTATATTCATAATATAAGAGGGGGTGTAAAAGCCCCCTTTATTTAATAATTTTAAAAATAATAAACTATGGCGTGTTTACTAACAACTGGTAGGGGACTACCTTGCAAATCTGGAGTAGGTGGATTAAAACATATTTACTTTGTAGATTTTGGTGGGTTAGGAACTGCTACTGATGATAGCTCATTAGAGCCTGCAGCATCAGCTTTTGACGGAACAATTAACAACATAACAGGAACACCTACTGCATATAAATTTGATATAAAGGGAAATTCTAGTTTAGAAACGACTGTAAATTCTAGTAGAGAAAACGGCACTACTTTTTACGAAAGTGTTTTAAATTTAACATTACCTTTTTTAGATGCAGCTACTAATCAAGAATTAAAGCTTTTAGCTTATTCTAGACCACAGGTTATTGTAGAGGATTACAATGGAAACAGATTTGTTGTTGGTTATGAAAATGGAGCAGATGTTAATGGAGGTACAATTGTAAGTGGTGCAGCTATGGGTGATCTTTCAGGATTCACCTTAAGCTTCCAAGCGATGGAGAAATTCCCACCGCCATTTATGAACTCAACTTCTTTTGCACAAGTAACAGTATCAGGATCCCAAATAGCACCGAACTAATATTTTTTAGTGTGTATTTCAAAAGAGGGGATGTTAATAGCATCCCTTTTTTTTATGCAAAAAAATAAACTTTTCTTTATATATTAGTATGAAAGTATTAACCACGAGTTCAAGTTCACAAAATATTAAAATAATACCCAGAGAATATATAAGTAGTGGCACTTTAAAAGTAAGAGATGAATCTACTAATAAAAGCTATACTTATAGTATTAGTGCTACAACAGTTGGTAACCACATAAGCATAGACAACGTTTACACGCATTCTGGCAGCAGTATTTTAAAAGAAGGTAGATTTTATAATCTAACTTTAGAAAGTGGCTCTAATGTAATATATAGGGATAGGATGTTTGTAACCGATCAAACATTAAATCAAGCCACAAACAACTATTACGATATGAATAATGGCGATTACGTTACAGAGAACTCTTTTGATAATGATTATATTATAGTATGAACGATTTAAGAATAGTAAACCTAGCAACATATACTACTCCAAACATAGTAGAAAAGCCCTATCAGGACTGGATAGCATATGGAGAAGATAATAATTACTTTCAGTATTTAATAGATAGATATAATGGAAGCCCTACAAATAGTGCTTGTATGAATGCTATTAGTGAAATGATATTTGGTAAAGGATTAGATGCAACCGATAGCAATAGAAAGCCAGAGGAATATGCTAAAATGATTTCTTTGTTTAACAAGGATTGTGTTAGAAAATTATGTTATGATCTAAAACTTATGGGGCAATGTGCAATGCAGATTATATACTCTAAGGATAGAAAAACAATAGCACAAGTAGAGCATATGCCTGTTGAAACATTAAGAGCAGAGAAATCTAATGAGGATGGTGAGATCCCCGCATATCTTTATTTCCAAGATTGGAGCAAGTATAGGAAAGGTGATACGCTAACAAGAATACCAGCATTTGGTATGAGCAAAGAAAGTATTGAGATTCTATATGTCAAGCCTTATCGTGCAGGTTTTAAATATTATTCTAGCCCTGATTATGCAGGTGGTTTACAATATGCAGATCTAGAAGAAGAGATCTCTAACTATCATTTAAACAATATACTAAACGGATTAGCACCTAGTATGTTAATTAACTTTAACAACGGAACACCCAACGCAGAAGAAAGAGAATTAATAGAAAAAAAGATATACCAGAAATTTAGTGGCTCTAGTAACGCAGGTAAATTTATACTTGCTTTTAATGATGATCCAGCTACTGCTGCAAGCATCGAGCCCATCCAATTAAGTGATGCACATAATCAGTATCAGTTTTTATCAGATGAAAGTGCTAGAAAAATATTAGTTGCACACAGAGTAGTAAGCCCTATGCTGATAGGTATTAAGGATAATACAGGTTTAGGTAATAATGCAGACGAATTAAAAACTGCTAGTATATTAATGGACAATACAGTAATTAGACCATTCCAAAGATTGTTAATAGATGCATTCGATCAAATATTAGCATTTAATGAAATATCACTAAAACTATATTTTAAAACATTACAGCCATTAGAGTTTACAGATTTAGAGGGGATAGAGGATGAAGAAACTAAAGAAGAAGAAACAGGTGTAAAACTTAGCAATGAGCTAACAGATGATTATGCAAATGTATTGTTAGATAATTTACAAGGAGAAACAATGAGTGGGGAATGGGAAGAGGTAGACAGCAGAAACCATTGTGATAGTAATAAAAGTGTAGAAGAGTGGGCAACAGATAACATAGAGGTTAAGAAAACAGGATTACAAAAGTTACAAGATTTTATTAAATCTAAACCAGATGGATTTAGTTACTTAGATAAAAGCTTTTATAAAGTAAGATATAGATATAAAGAAGAATACCCAAGTAGCAACTCTAGAGATTTCTGTATAAGAATGATGATTAGAAGCAAAGGCAATGTAGTTTATAGATTAGAGGATATAGACAAAGCCAGTAGAGATGGTGTAAACCAATCATTTGGACATAATGGAGAAGCTTATGATTTGTTTAAATTTAAAGGTGGTGTAAACTGTGGTCACGTTTGGGAAGAGGTTTTATATAGGTTAAAAGATGCTACCAAAAAAAGCGACAAGATAAAAGATTACAATGAAGTAGATAGCATACCAAAAAGCTACAAAGCAAAACCTGCAGGATCAGCACAAAGCAAGGTAGCACCATTTGATATGCCTAATAACGGACATCACCCAGATTATAAAGGATAAGATATGGCAACAGTATTATTTATAAAAAGATCAGATCTAATTAAAAACACCATAATGGATGGCAACGTTGACACAGACAAGTTCATTCAGTTTATAAAACTAGCACAACAGATACATATAAGAAACTATTTAGGATCTGATTTATACAATAAGATTAGCACCGATATAAGCACAGGAAGTTTAGCTGGTAATTACTTGGCATTAGTTAATGATTACATACAACCAATGCTTATACATTTTGCTATGATGGATTACTTACCCTTTGCTGCTTTTAGTGTAAAAAATGGTGGGGTGTTTAAAGGATCTAGCGAGAATGCAGAAACAGCAAGTAAGAGTGAGGTAGATTATTTAGTGGCTAAGGAAAGGGAGTTTGCAGAATATTATACTAGAAGATTTATAGATTATATGAACTTTAATAGCAATCTATTTCCAGAATACACAAGCAATAGTAATGAGGATATTAACCCAGATAAAGATGCAACATTTAATGGATGGGTGTTATAAACCCAAAAAAAGAAACGAAGTAAAATTAAAAAAATATATAAATGGCAAATACGATAAATTGGGGAAAATCATACAGCGAGAGTTATTGGGGCAACGCAACAACAACCAATAGTTGGGGAGATGATTATATAGTAGAGTATTTGACTTCTGATTTAAACAGGAGAGTGCAGATATACGAGAACAACACAATGACCATACAACTATTAGAGAATATACAATGAGTTTACTACAAAAAGCATCCATAATAACCACACCTACAGCTTATGCTGAAGATTACTTATATTCTATAA